CCTTTGGTTACTACGTTTTCCATTTCTTGTAAATTGCTACCAACGGACATTTTTTTAGATATTTGTGTATTAATCTATATTTATTTATAATTTATAGATTTGAAAGAAATTCATTGAAGAGATTTAGTTTATGCTCTTCAAGTCTTTTTTGATCTACAAGTGTATTAATCCTTTTTTGTGTATTCGAAGCAAGTTGTTCACGAAGGATTCCTCCTTCCCAAACCCACTCTTTACCTTCCATAATTCCCTGAACAAAAGCATCAGGAGCAGAAGGATCAGCAACAATATCAGCAGCAGTTGCTAACATAAAATCTTCACCGACAATCTTATGACCTTCATTAGTCATCTTGAGTGACCCAACACCACGAGAAGAAACACCGAGACAAACTCCTTCACCAATAAGAGACTTGGCAATTTTACCCATTGGGGTTTCGAGAACTAATGCCTTCCCTTTAAAATTGTTTCCTTCTTGAGTGAGAGAAACAATCTTGTGAGAAACTCTGTCAAGATTTACGGTTGGACCATCAGGATGTCCAAGTTCTCCGAGAGCACGACCTTTATCAATAAAAGATTCAGTGTATCTTTTTACTTCACGAGAAAGAGTTTCCATAGGATACATTCTACCATTACGGTTACAAATGTCGCCTTGAAGGAAAACTCCTTCGATGTATAGATTTTTCTTACTACCTACTTTTTCGGTAATAAATTCTACTTTTTGAATTTCTTCTGTGATGAGTTTCATTAGAGTGAATTGGTAATTTGAACTTCGGTAATGTGAGTATCTCCACCTGAACTTGTGGCAATTTTAACTGCCTTTCTTATTTCAGCACCACTTGTAGCAGTAATAACACCTGTAATTGCTGATGTATCCCAATTCAATACAACTCTATCTGACTGATATCCATTTCTAGGATCAGTATTCAAAACATTTAAAACCTGGGCAAATGTTGTATTGATTCCTGATGGTTGAATTCCAGTTAGAGCAACATAGTCTCCAACATCTACACAAGAACCAGTTCCACTTGGTAAAGAAAGTGTAGTTGTAGATCCTGTTGTAACTCCAACTACACCTTGAGATCTAATTGGTTCTTTTATCACAACAATTTCACCTGCTTTTAACCACAAACTGGTAGAAGTGCTAATTGTTGGAGTGTAACCAATCTCAACATAAGCATCTGCCTCTGGAGCAATTCTTAAATATCCAGATTGTAGTGAAATTGGATTGCTAGTGGAACCTCCACTAACTTTGGCAATTTTTTGTACTATTTTAAAAGCAGACATATTTATTCAAATTTTATATTAATTATTTAGTTATTCCTCTCCTTCATTCGATTGCTCTTCTTCACCAAACAAAGCAGAGGCAACTTGAGGTCTATAAGCATCAACTCTTTCAGATGCTTTAGTGAAGAGGATGTTTTTAATCGAATCCGATACTTCGGAGGGAGAAGCATTTGTAGCAATCAAATCAACTAGGTCTTCCATTTGAATTTTAGAATCTTTAATTTTATTTATATCTCAGCCTTTTTGGTATCTTTTTGAAGTTCAGCATTTACATCAACTTCTTGTTGAGATAAATCTGGTTCTTGCGGAACATCACCCATCATTCCAACTTGACCACCTTCTTGTGGTAATGGTTCTCCAGTAATTGGATCTACGGCATTAGGATCGGGGATGATTCCATCTTCGATTTCTCTTTCAATTTGAGCATCAATATCAATGATTTCTTGATCAGTTTGGCGAAGAACTTTTTTACGAACGTATTCAACGGAAAAATATTTTCCAATATAAGGTTCCATAGTTGAGACTAATCCAAGTCTTTCGCTCATTAACTCGGATTCTTTTAGTTCAGCGAATTGATTATCATATAAAAAGTCATATTGAATATGGTCATTAATTTGATCCCAATCTTCGGGAGTTATAATGTTCTTGAGAATCAATTGCGTTCTCAACATATCACTAAACATATTTGCGAAACGTTTTCTTAAACGCCCAACAAATTTAGCAAACTTAAGTTCATCTCTTAAAATTTCAGATGATCTTCCAAGATTGAATCCACCATCAGTCGCAATTCTTGATTCTGGAACTCCAAGTGCTCTGTAAAGTTTCTTTTGGAAATACTCAATATCAGAAAGTTCTCCAAGATTTTGACCACCAGGAAGAGTGGTAATTTCCGTTCCTCTACCACCTTCTCTTCTTGGAAGCCAAAAGTCTTCCATCATACTCATAAATTTACGATCATCACGAACTTCACCAGTATTAGCATCATAAACAAGTTTATTTCTGTAGCGAGACATTACCTCTTTAAGGTATTGTTCTGCCTTTACTTTTGGTAAGTTACCAACGTCAATATAGAAAATACGACGTTCTGGGGCTCTAGACAATCTATAAATTACCAAAGAATCCTCAATCATACGCAGTTGATTGAGTGCTTTAATTGCTTTATGAAGATATGAAAGACAAGTTCCTTTATTTCTATCAAAAAGACCTGATGTTACATATGTTATTGAATCTTTGGCAATTTTAATAGATCCTTTTGTATTTCCTGCTGAAGAAAAAGTTCCGGTTGGATAATTTGGTTTTGGTGTATAAACATAATATTCTTCAATTTCGGGATAAATATTCTTTCTAATATCCTGTGCCCTTTCTACTGAAATTAGATTATTCTTGCTAGATTTCTTTTCTTCCCTAACAAATTTAATCTTCATCGGATCAATATATCTGATCTCTTGAATGCCATCTTGTGGTCTTTTAATATCAATAACTTTTAGATAATATAGTCTTCCATCAACGTACCAATTTCTAAAAATTTCATGGGACTTCTTATCAAAGTCCATTACTTCTTTGATATACCTAAATTCGTCTCTAATTTTCTGTTTTAATTTGTCGCTGGTATTTACATTTGTTAACTCAATCTCAACCGGAGAATCATACAAATCACTGACAATTGCCTCATTTACAACGTCTTCAATGGCAGCATCACACTCTGGGTGAAGTGCCATTTCACGATACCTTCTGATTAAATCGAATTCTGTTCTATATACGCCTTCAATATCTACATATTGACCATAAAATCCGGATTGAATATAATAATCAACCCCGTCCTCATTTGTTTGGGGGACGGGGGATACTATAGAATCTGGTTTTTTGGAATTATCGTCAATAGAAAATCCAAAAAGTTTTGCCATTTTATAAAATTAAACCGTCTTATCTATTTAGTTGATGTTATCACCACCTGCTCCAGGTGCCGTTCCTCTAATTGCTTCCCACCACTGAACTTGAAGTTCTACAGTGAATTCTTCGATTGTATCAGTTGTATCGTATGAAAGATCGATCTGGGAAACATTAGTTGGGAAAACATCATGGAATCTATAAGATCTCAATCTTTGCCCGTCACGATCAAGTTGATGAACATAAGCATCAGAGTAATATGTAGCTGGTTCGGTTAAACCCTGAGCAGTTTCAACGTTATTAATAGAATTCATCCAATTTTCGAAAGCATGGCGAATTACAAAATCTGTGTCATTAATAACTGTAACCGTCCAAGTATCAAAAGTCCTATCGCCAGCAATTTTTAGAATTCTGCCTCTAAATGCTACATCTATAGGAGTGACGTTAGAAGCAGGAAGAGCAGCAGTCTTTACAAGAAAGTTTGCTAAATCATTACTTGCTCCAGTTAGACCTCCAACTGCTGTAGGGAAATTTAACTCAACTTCAAAAAGATTCGGTCTAGCACCGCCACCTTTTAGTCTAGCTTTAAAATCTGAAATTGTTCTTAATGCCATTGTTAGATACCTCTAAAATTAAACGGTTCCGATGATTTCTTCAAACGAGACACCAGATCTGGTGGCAACGAAAGTCAATCCAATAAAGTTAATAGATCTGGAAGGTTTGATGAAGATATCAGCAACAAACTCATTATTATCAATAATTGCTGCTGTGTTGTTAGTTTCATCGCAAATAACTCTGAAATCTTGAATTCCTCTCTTAGCTTGAACATCACGAAGGAAAGGATCGACAATGTTTACAAAGTTTGATCTTGTAGTCTCATCGTTAAATTCGAACAATTGATCTTTTGCTGCAGCAGAAATAGCATTCTCCAAGTAGATAAACAATCTACGAACATTAATTCTATCAAAAGCAGAAGACTTGGCAAGACCAGTCTTGTCTCCAAAGAGAACAATTCCAGATCCAGGAGTAAAGATTACAGAGTTGACTCTGTTCGAATACAATCTGTCTCTTTGGGTTTTATTAGGATTATATGCAAGTTTTACCGCGTTTAAGATTGCACCTCTGTTTGTTCCTGCAGGTGAGAACCATGGGAAGTTGTTAATATCAGTTCTAGCACATGTTCCAGCAACATCACCATTTAAAGGAATGTATCTAAATGTATCCGCAAACTTATCATACATGTACTTATAACCACTATCAAATACAGAATATGATGAAGATGTTATAGGTGAGTAAAAACTAATCACATTATCTGTAATGGTGGCAGCAGAGTTAACTGTTACAGTTCCTACAGAAGAATCATTTAAAAATGCCAGTCTATATGGAGAAATAAATGCTACAGCATCTTTTCTTTCTTCCGCAACAGAAATTAGTTTGTTTGCTAGTGATTGTGCGCTTTCTTTTGGATAATTTGCTGATCCCATTAGAAGGAAATCAACTTCATATTCTTCACTATTAGCAAAAAGATCATAACCAGAGGAAAGATTTCCTATAGTTGAAGTTAATGATCCCGATACGGTGATATCAGAACCACCATTATAATTTGTTCCTCCAGAGAGAGTCAGTGTATTAGCACCGGTAGCACCAAAGAAGACAGAATCGGAATTCTGATCCCAACCATTATCCGTAGCAAGAGTAAATCCTGAACTAAATCCAGTAGTTACAATTCCTGCTGGTTCAGATCCACCAAAAATATACTGTGAATTTGAAGCAAGATACTTTCTCCAGTAAGAAGGAGATCCAACAGAAAATTCTGCGTCTTTTGCTTTAGAAAGACTCAAGTGCTTTTCAAGAATCGTTCCAGCATTTCCACTTACCAATCCCTTATCGTCGATAACAACAACGTGGATTTCATCAAATCTCGAATTTCTTGCTGCTGCGAAAGGAGAAGTTGATGGTCTATCAGCAATGTTATTCCAAGTAATAGATGTATTATTGGAAAGTGAAATAGTCTGCTGATCAAACCAGTCTTGTTGAGATGTATATGAAGTTGATCCAGCAGCAACTGATTGACCGGACGTATGAATAGCAACAGTTCCAGAAGAAGCAAAAGCATAAACTCCTGCTGGTTGATAATCAACTGCAGTTTCTGTACCAGCAGCAGATACGTGAGAGATAACTTTTACATAAGCATTAGTCCCACTAATTTGAGTGATAATACCTTTTAAATATCCATCAAGAGTTGTGGTTGTTCCTGCTCCAGGTAAAGTTGAAGAAATTGCTTGAGTTACTCCATATCCAACTTGAATATTTGGAAGATCAACACTCGTTGTAACTCCTACAAGAATTTGATCTACCTTTGCGTCAATTAGAGCAACCTTAACACCATTAGACCAAGAACCTGGATTTCTTGCTGCTACTGTTACATTGGTAATTATATTTTCATCGTATCCGAGATTATTATAATCATCTAAACTTTTAATTTTAATGCTTGACGCAGCGCCAGCAAAACCATTTTTTAAATCTGAATCATCAGATCTTACTACTTGTAATGAACCACCATACGCAAGATATGATGATGCTACCATCCAATGCTCATAATGCTTATCTGTTGGATATGGCTCTCCAAAGTTTTGAAGTAAGTCAGATTCATTTTCTACTAAAATAGGCACATCTACAGGACCTTTCGCAAAAGGTGCTACAAGTGCGCCGACAGCATCAGAAGTCGGATCGATTCTACCGACTGTTAATCAACTTCCCTTACTACAATTCCAGGAGATGCTAAATTTATCGGCATCTTAATTCTCCGTCTAGTTCAGAATTATTCTAGAAATATTTATTAAAAAGGTTATTTTAAGCGGGGAAATGATACACGAACAGATCACCAGTCAGGATATTCCCACTTAGTAAATAATTTTCTGTTTTTTCTACTACCTATAATTCGTTTTTTTGTACATTCTTTACATTCATAAGAATATGCTGATGGAAAAACTTTTCTATCTTTCCTACTCAAATAGAAATCATCGATTAAATTTTTTATCTTCCCACAAGATCTACACTTTCTATCAAAAAATAATATATGCTCTAATTCTATTTGATTATCAATATCCATTAAAGATAATCCCACATATAAGATCTATCTCCATATTCATCTAAATGCCACCTGTCTCCATCATTATCCACAAAACTATCCATATCTTCTAAACCAGTTTGAATAAATCCAAATGGAGACATATCTTGTTCTATCTGATTCTTTTGTTCTTCATAGATTCTTTTTCGAACATCATTGTCCGTCATCTCTTTGAAATAGTCCTGTGCGACCAACCAAGAGAAGATTACAAGACACATTGCCAAATCATCATTACAACCCTCTTCTGCCTCAAAGGAGTTGTGTCTCTGTGCGAATGTGGTTAATTCTGAAATGATATCATAATCTACGGTAAGCAGTTTATCATCTTCTAATAAAGTCTTTAAGTT